GGCAACCGCGTTGCGTGAACCCAATCGACTGCCGCCATTTCGGCCAGAGCGAATAGTCTTGCCTGATCGTCGTGACGCCGATTGATTCGAGTGACGACGCGAGATCGACGCCCGTGCCGCCGATGATTGCATCGGGAAATTCTTCGCGCAGTCGCGCGACGAGTGGTCGCGACTTCTCGAAGATCACCGAAACATAGACGCGGTCGTAGTTGTCCCACAGTTGCCGCTCAGGATTGCCAGACCACCGCAGTTCAACGTCGTCGTCGCGATGATGCGCGGCGAGCCGCATGAGCGCGATGTTCGGGATTTTGCCGTCAAGCTGCCAGAGCAAAACTTTCACGTTGTCTCATTGTCGACTGTCTCAATTTGAGTAGCCCCTTTGTGAACTGTCTGCATGTTCTTGTTGTGTCCCACACACAAAACAACTACGGAGTAGTTGTGTGAACATGAGACAGTGAACAGGGGCGTCTCAAGATGAAAGTCGAGACGGTGCGAGACAAATGGAGACACGATGAAAATGTTGATTGTCTCGTGTTGTTCGTCGAAATAATGCGAGACAGTGACGATGCCGTGTGTGTAAATCATTGGCTTTGAATGTTTGTTTGCGTCTCAGGATTGATCTTGAACCACAATCCGTCCTCGGTTTTGAGTAGGCCGCGTTCTTCGAGTGCGTCTTTCATGCGGTAGACAGTCGCGCGCGTCACGTCGTGCTGATCTTTCATCGCTTTGATCACGTCTTTCGGTTCGGTGCCGTTGAACTGCGACAGAACGTCGAGAAGTTTTTCAGGTGGCTTGCCTTTGGGACCGCGCTTTTTCAGTCGATCAGGATTCAACTCCTCTTGCCGCACGAATAGCGGATAGTCCCACTGCACGACGAACGGTTTGATTGGCGCGAGATTGCGCAACGTCGAGTCGACAGTGAAACAGTCGTTCTCCTCGTGCGGCGTCATTGTCAACAAGGTGTCTGGGTCGCGCGCCCACGCGCCTGAACCGCTCACACGATCAATCGACTCTTTTTCAGACTGATCGCCTTTTGAGAAGTGCGAACAGAACAACACGGCCGCGCCCGTCTCGACTGTGATCGACTCGACTTCGTTCAACAACTGCGTGATCATCGCACTGTCGTTCTCTGAGCCGCGGAACGGCGGCAACGTCTTGTAGATCGGGTCGATGATCACCAGCGAGAGGCGGTGTTGTTGCAGAAAGCCGAGAACGTCTTTGATCAACTGATCCATCGGTTTCGCGTGCCCGCGCAGTGGCCAGTGGAAGAACATGCCGCGGTCAGGTTTGATGTTCTTCACTTCGCAGATTTTTTTGTAGCGCATTCGAAAGAACTGCGGTTGGATTTCGAGATTGATGTAGCAAACGGGACCGCGTCGCGTGTAGAAACCCCACCAAGGTGCACCACATGCGACCGAGATCGCGAGATCGAGCAACGCCCACGTCTTGCGACCTTTCGAGTTGCCGCCGAGAAGCATCTTTGAACCTTGGTGCAACGTGTGATGAATCACGAGCGGTGGTAACGGCGGGTCCTCGGTGTCGTAGAACTCGGCCGCGTCTTGCAGTTGCGGAAATCGCCCGTTCGCTGATTGAACGATCGAACTGACGTGCGCCATGCGGCTCGTCAGACGTTGAACGCGCGCAGTGAACTCGTCTTCCTCGTCGCCGTAGGCACCGCGCACGAGACGCGTTGCGTCTGCAATGATCTCGCGACGCGCGAATTTCTCGACGACGATTGCGAGGTAGTAGTCGACGTTGCCTGCCGTCGGGACAAAGCCTGTGATCTGTTCGATGTAGCCGTGAATGTTCGTGACGTAGGCTGCGCCGCCAACCGAGTCGAGGAGTTTCTTGTGCCTGAGAAATTCAGTGAACGCGATCAGATCGAGCGGCCGATTCGCGTGCCACAGACTGACGAGCATTTCGAAAATTGTCTTGTGCGCAGGGACGTAGAAATATTCCCCGTTGATCTTCGAACAGACGTGCGCGATGCACTCGCGACCGCCTTTCTGACCGTCGCGCATGATCGACGAGATCACGCCAAGTTCAGCCTCATTTGAATGCGGCGGCAGTCGTTGAATGTCGACGGCTTCACCTGTCGGTTTTTGCCCGCGTTTGCGTGGCTTTTCGCTCGTCCAAATGGGTTTCGCAAGTGCTTTGCTTTCAACTGGTTCTGGGTTCCCGGTCGGAGCTTTGTCACCAATTTGTTTTTGTGACTCTGCGTGTTTCTGGCGGGAGGCGGCGAGGCGAGCCTTGAAATCGTCGAACTCTGACACGCGCGACGACGGTTGCTATAGGGCAACCTTTGACTCTGCGATCGAGCGGTTCAGGTCGAACAAGTGCATGGATAGGCAGGTGCTCGCGCCCGACCGCAGAGTGAAAGATTGCGTCGTCCTGAACATTTAGAACGATTGACGATGCGACTTCGCGTGCATCACTGTCAACAAATTTTTCTCTTTTTCTTATTCACTACTTGTTCACAGATCGAAAAGTAGCTGCGCCGAACGTTTGCGGTGAATGTGCTGGGGCGTGTCGCGGCGTGCGCGTGGCTTCGCCAGCGTGTGTTTCGCGACGTAGTCTGCGTCGATGTAGACGAGCGGCGGTTCTGCGATCTTTTCCTCGATGCCGTTCGGTTGCAACCAATACCACTGGCGCAAGAGTCGCGAGTAGGCGACGAACATCACAGACGCACCGAATCGGCCACTGATCGTGACGTTGTGCGGCGGTTCAATCGTGCGCGTTTCGATCCACACTTTCACGGTCAATCATCATCATCAAGAAAACCATTGGTCGCAGTTCAGTGAAGGGGCAACAACGCGTCATGACATCGACCATTTGCGGCTGGCGGCGTTCGAGATCGGCGTGTTTGAGCCAACCTTCGAACACGACCGCTCCGTGATTGTCGATCAGTCGCGCGGCGACGTAGTAGTCCTGCGTGTAGCGTCGAAACTGCGCGTCAGGCACCATCAAGTGACGATGAAACTCTTTGCTGGCTGTCTTGACGTTCAACTGTTTGCGCACGCCCCGCATCCACACGGTCAAATCTGTCTGATCTGGTCGACCATCGAGGCGCGCCTGATAGTGCCACCGTTTGCCGTGGTACCAGAGCGCATCGCGAAACGTGATTTCGCCCAAGAACCCGATGTAGTAGCGGTCAGGCGGTTCGATGCCCGTGTAGTTCGGGCAATCTGGCAGATTTTTCAAGATCGTGTCAGACCAGATTCGCGCAGTCTCTTTCGTCACGTCGAGCAATTTGAAGATCATCACCTGACGACTGCGTAGACCTTTTCGAGCAACGGTTTCGTGAGATCACCTTTGATGAACGCGTCAATCCAAATGACTTTGTGCGCTTGTTCGCTCGGATACCACTGCGCACGGTAGAACGGCTGCACCCACCAATGATGTTTCCATTCGACGCCGTTGTGCTGCTGCGAACTCTGCTGCGGCTTGCGCATTTGCAGTCGACGCAGTTTGACGACGTTCACGGGTTCATTTTCGAAGTCGCGCATGTCCTCGCCGGCGCGTTCGGCTTGTCGTCGCACATGGCGCGGCATCCTGTGCGGCTCAGTCATGACGTAGGGCGAGTTCAAGAAAGCGCAGCGCTTCAAGATCATCTCGGTCTCGGGCTGATCAGTGAAGTCGTGCGGGAATGTTTTGCCGTAGCGCACAGCTTGCACGCCGAGACACGCTTGGCTGTTCTCGTCGATGCCTTCACCAATCATGATCACGTCAGTCGTCGCGTGAATCAGCCCGAACCAACTTGTGGCAGTCGTCGGCTCAGCAATAGACCAGAACATGACAGGGCTTGCGAGAATCGTGCGCGAGACAATGTGTTTCGGCAGTGGCGCAGCGTTCGCGAGTTTTTCGATCTCCGGTTGCCAGAGGTAGACCGTGGCGTCACTCAACAAACCGCCAATCATTGTCAGCATGTGCGCGTTCGTGTCTGGTGACGTGCCGAGCACTCTCATTTTGCCTTGCGCGCCAAGAACGCACATCATTGCCGCCCACATGCGGTGCCCGATTGCCTCCCACGGATGCGCGATTCTGCTGCCGTGATTGTATTTTGGCGCAAACCGCCGAAAGGCCGGATCCGCCTTTGCTTTCTCGATGATGATTTGATGCGCCTCGCCGAGTTCCGCGTCAGTCATGAGGCGATTCGGAATGTCGGGTCGCGAAAGTTTGTCTAGTTCGTCGAAGCTGGCCATAAACTTTTCACGAGTGTTTGGCGATCTCTGCGAGCAGTCGCGTGACCTCGCCTTGCAGTTCGAGAATCTTCGCCTCGCAGTCTTTGTTTTTCTGCATCAACTCGCGATTCACGATCACGACCTTTTGTTTGATCAGAAACAGTTGGTCGTTCGCGCTGCGCAGTCGCGCGATCTCGTCGTTCGCCTTGATGAACTCGTCGCCGTAGAGTTTGATCACATAGTCGAGCAAATCTTTCGGCGACTGCGTCAGTTTCGCTGCGTCGATCAGAAATTCGAGTTGCTTTGCCTTGTCAGGCTGCACGACTGGTTCCTTGTTCAATTTGAAGCTCACCTCTTTCTGTGTTGCGCCGCATTCGGGCACGTCGCGAAATGCGATTTGTAGCGTTGCGGGTTGTTGACTTGCACTGCGAAACGCACAGACGCCAATGGCAAAAGGAAACTGCCGCGAGGCGTCAAGAGAATGTTGCCGTCGACCACAGGCTCAGGATCGAGAGGGATGCGACGGTCTTTTTCAGTGATTGCCCAAATGATCGGGCGTTTGCATGAGCGACAACGGTCGCGTGGTGGTTCAGTCATTTTTTCGGTAGGATTTTGGGTTGTGCCGGTTCGCGCTCGATCACCGAGGCGAGGACTTTGTTGATCTTGTCGCGCGCTTGTTGCCAAGTGCATTTGTGTTTCTCACGGTAGCGTTCTTCGAGATCGCGCAAAGAAAAATCGCAGAGGTCGAGCATTTCATCGCGCGACGCGACGCCAGAGAGCGAGATCATCGCGATCGCGCGCCGCGTGTTCGTGATGTTGCGAACGTCGAACTCTTTGCCGAGGACGAAGTTCGTGAACTTGCCTTCGCGGATGCGCGTGCGCGCCTCGTCGTTCGCACTGCGGCTGACGAACGTCGCGAGTTTGCACGCCTCAATCACGCGTTCGAGTTCTGCGTCACTGCACTGTTTGAGACGTTGTTCGATGAACGCCTCGCGCGCAGTCTTTGAGAGATCGAGTTCAGACTTGAACGCCGCTACTGGCAGAGCGAGCGCAGCGCGGAACGCTGGGCAAATGAGCCGCGCCTTGCAGTAGCGGCATTGCTCCTCGCCGGCTTTGAGCGGTGCGTCTGGCTTTTCTGTCGCGTCGATGATCGCGTTGATCTGCGCGCGTGCGCGTTCGATGTCTTCCTCGACATAGCGCGACAATGTGATGCGTTCAGACGGCGACCACAAGCGCGGCTGCAAAATGGCGACGTAGTGTTCGTCGACGTTGTCAGTGTTGTCGTCGACGAGAACAGCGTAGCCGCGCAGTTGCAAATTCAACTCTGCGCGTTCGACGATTGCGAAACCGCTTTTCAGATCGACGACGAGCGACGCGCGTCGCAACGACCAGTGGTAGACATCGTCGGGCGTGCCCGTGAGTCGACCGTCGCGACTCGTCAAGGTTTGTTCGACACGGCGCTCGTGATCAGTCTCGAACGCGAGACGGTTCAACACGTCATTGAGCAGTCGATCAGCGAGTTCGAGAACGTCGCGCTCGTCAGGTTTCAAGAACGATCTGTCGAGACTCGGTGTCGTCCAGTAGGTGTGCATCAAACGCCCAAGACGCGCGTCGCGTGATGTTTCGTCCTCGACGATCTGCGCTTCGAGGCGCGCGCTCCCCGGACAGAGTTGCCGGCGACGCAGGTTTGATGGTGATGTTGTCGGTCGTGCTACGCTAATTGGTGCCATTGTCTGTTCTCGTCTCTGCGCCAGAACTCGAACGTGAACCAGTCTTTCCATTCTGCGCGGCAGCCTTTGAAACGCACGATTGCGTGCTTCCAAATGTGCGTGCCTTTGACCTCGATCAGTTTGATCGTTCGGTCGAGTTGTCTGACTGCAAAATCAGCTTTGAACAACATGCCATCGCCCCACGGCAGACGCACGCCCTCGAATCGAAAATCGTCGATCTCGCGCGCGATCTTTTGCGCCGTGAGGATTGCGTTGAACTCGCGCTCGGTCTGGTTCATCTTGCGAGTGCCGATGCGCAGTGCGTGCGCAGGCTTTTTTTCGTCGTGAGGCTTCGCGATGATTGGTTTGAAACCGTGTTTGATCTGGTGCGCATTCGCTTGTTCGAGCGTCAGAGAAAGTCCTTTTCTCTTTTTCACACTTTTCTATTTGACGACTTGTGCGATGCGTGTCAACATCGCATTTCATGACCGCGAAAAATAATTCACCAACGAAGGCAAAGCCGACGCCGAAGCCGACGCGCACTGTGAAAATCAGCGACATCTTGCATCACAAGATTCGCGTCCTCTCAGTGCAAAAGCGGATGCCGATGCAAGAGTTCATCGAGGGCATCCTGACGCATGGACTGCGCGAAAAGGTCTACGACAAGTTCGAGACTCAGAAAGAGGCGCTCGCCGCGTGACGCACGAGTTCACACGCACAAAATGCGCGTGCGAGAACTGCGCGCGATGCTGCAAGCGGCAGACGGGACCTCTCGTCCTCGACGACGTGCAACGCATCAAGGATTTCCTCAAAATCGGTGACGAGGAATTCCGCGACTTTTTCGTCGCAAGCCCCGGAGCGCTCGTCAAAGACTTGAACGGCAAGACGCATCGCGTCGGTTCAATCGTGCCACGAATGCGACGCGGCAAATGCGTGTTTCTCGACGATCAGAACCGTTGCCGCATTCACGAGGTGGCGCCGTTCGGTTGCGCGTTTTTCGACACGCACATGAGCGCGCAGACTGCGCACCCGCGATCACTGTTCGTTGTGAAGGACAATCTGCAAGACGAATTTCAAGAGTTGCGCAACACACTCGACTACACGACGAGCTACAAGCCGACAGGCTATTGAATGTTCAGCGCGAGAATCAATCCACCCGATTTGATGGCGCGCCTCAAAATGAAAGAGCCTGAGACAGTGCGTGTCCTCGCGATCTCAGACGACGGCGAAATGCTCGTTCTGCGCGAGAACGGCACCGTGAGATCAATCCATTGCATCGACGACATTGTGAAACGATGCGACAACGTTTCGCTGACAAATTAACACTTTGCGCAATTTTCTACTTGCACACTTTTTTTGTTCTGACACAATCACACTCATGGCAAATCGAACATGGCAAGGCAATATGCGCCTTTCAAACGTCGTGAGCTATTTGGCAGAACAACTCAGGGTGCCGGCAGCGGCACTCGATCTGCAATTCAAATGGCTGAACCCGAAAACAGGAAAAGTTGAAACTCTGCAAGGTGCAGACCTCTCGCGTCCGGTGAGTGATCTGCGCGTTCTCTGGGACACATGAAAGAGCAACAACTACTACTCACAGACCGGCAAATGAAACTCTGTCGGTGCCCGTTGCATCCTCAGGGCAAGATGCTACCGATTGACTCGTTCGCACCGCGTTCGAAATGGTGCAGGAACGGCATGAGTGACTACGACAAACGACGCGGTCGTGCGCGCGGCGCGCGTCGAGGAACGCCACGGTGAGAAGCGACGACAAGATCAATTCTGAGATTCGCGCACTGCGCAAGGCGTTGAAATTGAAAGGTCGGTGGAACGACGCCGCGCGCAAGACAATCGAGGAAACGATCAAGGTTCTCGACGAGCGCATGACCGCAGAACAGATCGAGCGAACCTACTACTGCGACGAGACTGACGTTGATTACCAAGAGGGCGACAACGACCTCTACAACGCGCTCATGCTCGTTCACTATTGGATGATGGGCGACAGTCTCTACGACGCGCCGTCGAACTCTTTGTGACAGAGAAAACAACCAACCCAAAAAATGCAGAACATCACTATGGCAAAATCAACTGAACTTCCGGGAATGACTGGCAAGGGTGTCGCGCCCGTATCAATTCCCGAGGTCGACGCACTCGTCGACGACTACGTCAAAAAACGCGACGCGCGAATGGAACGCACAAAACTCGAAGTCGAGGCGAAAGACAAACTGATCACGTCACTGCGCTACCACGCGGCGAAAATCGGTGCAGACGCCGACGGCGCGATCACCTATCGTCACGACGATCTGATCGTCACGTTGAAACACGGCAAGGACGATCTCAAAGTCAGAACAGAGGGAGGCGAAGAAAATGGCGACTGAAAAAGAAAACAAACAACTCGTCGAGTTCGTGCCGTTCGGCACGAAAGACAAAATCCAACTATCAATCGAGATCGTCAAACGACTGATCTGCGTCAAGACAAAGACGGGCAAATCGTGCAGTGACGACGACGCGTTCCGGTTCATGCTCATGTGTCAGGCGAAGAAATTGAACCCGTTTGAAGGCGACGCGTTCCTGATTGGCTACGACACGCAGACGGGACCGTCGTTCTCGCTGATCACTGCGCACCAAGCGTTTCTCAAACGCGCGGAGGTGCACCAAGAGTTCGACGGCATGGAATCAGGCACGATCGTTCTGCGCGACGGCAAAATCACTGATCTCGTCGGGGACTGGCACATGCCGCAAGACAACATCCTCGGCGGTTGGGCAACCGTCTATTTCAAGAACCGCAAGCACCCAATGACGAAACGTCTGCGACTCGCGCGATTCAACAAAAACTACGGGATTTGGCGCGAGGACCCAGCCGGCATGATCGTCAAATGCGCAGAGGCAGACGCACTGCGTTCGTCGTTCCCGACGATGTTGGGCGGCATGTTCATTTCTGAGGAACTGCCTGCGGTCGAGGCCGAGGTCGTGCCGCGACCCGTATTCGACTCGACGACTGAATCACCGAAAAACGGCGAACCTGTTTCTGCGACGCAAGTCGTTGAACCGTCGCGTGCGGAAGAAACACCGCCCGAGAAAAAGCCTGAACCCGCGAAAAAAAAGACAGTGCCGGCGGCACTCGCGCGCAAGACCGAAGCCCCTTCGACTGAGCCGAAAGTCAAGACGATCACGCCGCACGCGCGTTTCGAGTCAATGTTGGCTGTCGGCAACTGCACACCGAACGAGTTCGTCACACTCGCAATCGACGAAGGTTGGTTGACGCCTGAACAAGGGACATTCGAGAAAATCGACGAGGCGCGCATCTTGGAGTTCATGAAAGAGGAGAACTGGAACTACATCATGCAAGCACTCGACGAACGCGCGGCCAAGAACCACAAGAAAGCGCCAGCGAGTGAACGCACTGGCACCCTGCTCTAAAACACGTCACCGTGCGTCGAGGATTGCGCTGGCCTTTCTCGACGTTCGGTGGTAGAGTGATGTCATGGCAAAAACCCTAGACGACGCAGGCAACTCGCGCGACCACCGCGAAAAGATCGCGCGCATGTTCGGGAACGAAATCCCCGAATCAATCTTGAAACACAACATGGCCGACAAGGCGCAAGACCTCCTCGTCGAGGAGCAAGGTCGCGACTACCAGTCGACCGGCTACAGTGCAGACAAAAAGATCGTCTCAAGTGCTGACGCGACGCGACATGATCTGTTCATGATGTCCGGCGGCGGTGCGCGGTGGGGCGCATTGTCGCGCTTCCCGCAGAACGTCGGTCGCATTCTCTTGAAACTTTATTCGAAGTCAGGCGACACGGTCGTCGACCCGTTCGCAGGACACAATTCGAGAATGGAACTGTGCTACCGAGCAGGTCGAAACTATATCGGTTGCGACGTGTCGAAAGTGTTCATGAAAGCGAATTTCATTCTGCGCGAACGACTACTCAAGGAACACGAGTCGTCGATGTTCAAATTGAATCACGCGACAATCGAACTGCATGAATGCGATTCGCGGCAAATGCCTGTCAAGAACAACGCGGGCGACTTCACCATCACGTCGCCGCCCTACTGGTGCATCGAGGACTACGGCGATGAACTCGGTCAACTCGGCAAAAACGACTATCCGACGTTCCTGCGCGGTCTTGGGCAAGTCGCGAAAGAGAATTTTCGCTGTCTCAAGGCTGGCAGCTATTGCGTTTGGTTCATCAACGATTTTCGCTATGAGGGGAAGTTCTACTCGTATCACATGCACACCCAAGAACTTTTGCGCGAGGCCGGCTTCAAACAACACGACATCGCAATCGTCGATCTCGGAACCAGCGTGCGCGCGGCGTTCGCGTCACAGATCGTCACGCAAAAAATCTTGCCGAAACGGCACGAATACGCTTTGGTGATGATCAAGCCGTGACGACATGGCGAAAACGATCGACGACCTGATCAAGAGTCGCGAGTCGCGCGAGAAGATCACGCGCCTGTTCGGCGGCGTGATGCCTGACTCGATTCTGAAACACGACCGCACTGACTTGGCCATGGACACGCAGGCCGAGTCGCGCAGCTATTCACAGACCGGCAATGACGGTGGTTTTGATCGTCAATCGCAGATTGGTCACGCCTTCGTCGTCTCAGGCCGCGGCGGTCGCACGACTGCGCTCTCGCGCTTCCCGCAGAACGTCGGCAGGATTCTCGTCAAACTCTACACGAACGTCGGCGACACGATTGTCGATCCGTTTGCGGGTCACAACTCGCGCATGGAATTGTGCTGGCGCGCGGGCAGAAACTACGTTGGTTGCGATGTGTCGCGCGCGTTCATGATCGCCAATCGCGAGATCAGGCAGTTGTTGTTGAAGCAAGACGACGAGTTGTTCAAGAACCTCAACAAGGCAACGATCACTCTGCACGAGTGCGACAGTCGTCACATGCCAGTCAAAAACGCGACAGGCGATTTCACGATCACGTCGCCACCCTATTGGAACATTGAGGACTACGGCGACGAGGCTGGCCAGTTGGGCAAGTGCGACGACTACGACGAGTTCCTGCGTCAGTTGGGCGTCGTCGCGACTGAAAACTTTCGATGCCTCAAATCTGGCGCGTTCTGCGTGTGGTGCGTGAACGATTTCAGGTGGCAAGGCAAGTTCTACAATTACCACGGCCACGTCATTCGACTCATGCGCGACGCGGGTTTCAAACAAAACGACATCGCAATCATCGACCTCGGTGTGCCGCCACGCGCGGCGTTCGCAGTCGAACTCATGCGCACGAAGATTCTACCGAAACGGCACGAATATGCGCTCGTGTTCGTCAAACCGTGATCAACTGAGGTGAATGAACGAATTTCGGTTCTGCCCGTAGGTGTCGGCCGGCGGCGAACAGATCAGCGTTTGTCCACTTTGCGTTTTGAAGTTGATCATTCCCATGTCGATTGCGTAGAGATCAGTCGTGTTGTTCGCGCCAAAGCTAGGGTGTGTCGGGTCTGAATTGATGTTGATTGCTCCCAGCATGTCTGCCTGCAACCAAATGTCGTTCCAGCCGCCTACGACGGCGCCGCCGACGAACTGACCGCCGTCTGCGTTGATGCCGATGTAGCAATGTGTGAAACACACGAACGGCGAGCCGCCCTGCCCCGGAATCAGCCAGCCGAGTGCAGTGCCAACACCTCCCGGAATTACTCCCTGACCGCAACCGTTGATGATCGTCTGATCGAATCCCTCGCATTGACCTGCTGAAGTCAGCCCAAAACCCGCACCGCAGAACACGCATTCACCGCCAAGACCAAAATTGCCGACATCGAGTGCGAGACATCGACGAGTGCCGTCGCCTGACCAGTCTTTGCCGATGATCATGATGTTCTGAAACGCGCCACCGTCGGCGGCATTCAAAATCCAACTCGCGCCCTCAAAACAAATGTTCGAGATCAGTCCAATGCCATACGGGCACGACAGAACAGCAGCACCATAGGGCGGCGTGCCAGTGTAGTCGATCAGTGTCGGCAAGAACGACACGCGCGCACCGCTGCCGTTCCATGGCTGGTTGTAGTTCGATTTCGTGCTTTTGTTCAAGATCGAGAGATTGACGACATTGCCAGACTTCGACAGGACGCGGCAGCCGCCCAACCATCGACCGTCGGCGCCCCAAATGTAGACACGCGCGCCGTTCGGAATGTTGTTCGCGTTGACGAGATTGACTGCCTTTGTCGCCGAAATGCTGTTCTGCGACGCAATCGGTGAGTCGATGCGCGGTTCGCCCATGAGATTGATCTGTTTCGCGTTCGGATGATCGAACAGAAAGCCGTTGCCTGTCGCGTGATTCACAGCCTGACCGTTCGGGTTGCCAACCGTGCCGGCGTAGTAGACGTGAATGTTCGCGACGAGGTTCGACGGAATTGTGAACTGTTTCAAGTAGTCGTGCGCTTGTTGAATGTCGGCAAATTTCATGTGCGTGCCAGCATTCGGGTGGTTCAATGGCACATAGAGATCAACGTCATTCTGCAACGTCTGCGCAGTCGACGCGATGATCACGCGATCAGACTGTTCGGTGATTGTGATGCCGGAGCCTTGAATGACGCGCTTGAATTTGAAGACGTTCCCCTCGCGGAACGCATACCAGCCGGCTGAATGTGGTGGCGCAGGATCAGGAATGTTCGCGCAGTCAACGTCGAGACCGCCACCGCCGATGATCACGACGACATTCGTCGCGCGATCAATTTCAATCGTGATCGAGAACGCGTGTGTGTTCAGACCTCCCGGAGTGATCGTGTCGAACGGATCCGTGTAGACGTTCGACGCGCAATAGAGCGTCGGCACGTCCCAAGTGTGCGGATTCGGGTTCGGATCTGGCGGCTTCGGCGCTTTTGCCGCAGGAATATTCGTCGGCGAATCGCCCGTGTTTAGACCAGTCCCCGGTGGCTGCGGCGGCGGTGGCGGTCCCGCTGTTTGAATGTGCGCCATCACGCCAAGTTCGCGCAGTGAAAACGGCGGTCCCGTCAAATCCCACTCGTTCAACGAGCCAGTCAACAACATCTTGCCGCCGCCTTGGTCGACTTTTTGCTGAATCAGAACAGAGGCTTTCCAGTCAATCAAGGCGATCAACGGATAGATGTCTGAGTCTTGCGCCGCGACGCCCGCGCCAACGACGATCTCGTCAATCACGAGTGTCGCGCCCGCGTCGGCCTGCCCGAGCATGTCGATTCCTGCGTCAGTGAAAACTTGATGTGATAGTGCCATGGTTTTAGGTTCTGATTGGTGGTGGTAGTGACTGCCGCGTGATGCGCGTCAGTGCATATGCTGCAAGGTAGAGATTGCCGAGACTCGCGCCACTGTGCGGAATCAACTGATCAGGCCATCGCGATTCAGGCTTGTGATGGTCGATCAGGTGAAGAACCTGCGCGACTGTCTGCGGGTCGCGAATGACGTTGTTGTCGATGATGATGCGGAACTTGTAGCGTTCGTGCCACGAGCCGGCGCCGCCGCCGTAGGATTTCGCCCAGATTTGATTCGTGCCTCTGCCCGCGTCGATGATGTCGATTGGCGCGCCGCCTTGTGTCGCGGCGATCTGAAATTCGAGTGCCAGCTTGTTGACGACGTAGTAGGTCGTGTTCTCGACGAGAGGCGCAGGCAATGCGTTCGCAGGATCGCCAAGTTTGAATGAAATCGGTTGGTCGTTCTTCAACGCAGACATCGCAGTCATGAACTTGTTGCCTGCCGTGTCGATCTCGATGTCGCGAAACGTGCCTGCGAGCGTGTCCAGATTGATCGTCGGAAACTGCGGTGGCCACGGCGATTTGTAGGTGAACCATTCCTCAATGTGCGCACCGCCTCGCCAGTAGGTGTCGAGAACAGTGTTCACCATGTAGGGCGTGCCTTTGGTCTTGTGCCAAATGATCGAGTGCTGAACGAGCATTTTGCGAAATTCGAGATCGCGCGTCGGGTCGTAGAAATCGACGTGAAACTGCCACGCGAGAATGTCGATCAATTTCGGGTCGTCGATGTGCATGATGTTCGGAATCATGATCACCTGACCGGTGTCGTCGATGATCTCCCACATTTGATTGTCGAACGCCGTGCTCGCGGCCTTGACCTGATTGTCGTAGCTGATCGACGGCGTGCAATTTTCGATCAGTCGTGAACCTCGCAGTGTCGTGCTCATGGGTCCTCAAGTCCTTCAAACCGAATGTCTGGCGGCACCGTGTCGTCGTGGCACGCGAGTTGATTGTAGGCCATGACCTGAAACGTCGGCGACGGCAAGTCGATCACGACGCGTTTCGCGCCGGCTTCAATGACGCGCCTGATCAGTTCGTCGCAGTTCAGATCGCGTGAAACGTAGCTGCGTTGCCAGAGAATCCAGTCTGCGACGGCTTGCGTCACGCCGTTCTGAATCGTCGACAACAAGACCTCTGTCGACGTGCTCACCCAATAGTGCATCCTCAACGTGTAGACGAACGGTGTCGGCGCGAACACACTGACGAAATCTGACACAGGTCGAACCGTGTTTGGGTTGCACTTCGCGAGAACCGCCGCCAAAATCTCAGGCGTCGGCAAGAGACCGCCGCGCAAAAGCGGGAAAATCCAAACCTCGCCCGCGATCTCAGGCGCAGAATAAACGACGGCTTGAATGATGTCGGGATGCGCCGACAACGCCCAAAATTCGTAGGCATCGTGCGGTCCCGCAATCGAGTAGCTTTCGATCGCGAGCCAAATGCGGTAGCGGTATTGATCGTCGGTTTCTCTGTCACTGCCACCGCCAGTGACGGTGATGTTTTCTGCGGTCACTGCCCACGGTTGATTCCAGTTGATCACCTGCGTGATCTGCCCGACGGCAAAACCATTGCCGACGGTGCCGTCCGTGAGACATTGCGCAGGCACGTCGCACGTCGTCGCGAGCGACGGGATGATGCCGTCTTTCGTCGTTTGAAAGACCAAGTTGTTCGCGCCGAGTTGCGTGCCTTTCGGAATGACTGCGTCGAATGCGAGCGGCGCAGTCAGTGTGAAACGAAACGTCGTCAACGCGGGCGATGCCGCCAATCTGATCGTGCGATCACCGTGCAACGCCGCGAGGTTGTCGAGGTAGTCGTCGTGCGAGTATTTGAGCAGGTTTTCCTTGCCAGTGAAGTCGATCAGAACGCGTTGATGCGACAACCAATGGCAGACGGTGAGAAGATGCAGGCGCACCGGATCCGCCGGCGCGAGAACTTTCGCGATGTTCGTCAGTTCTTTGAAGGCGGTCTGGTAGTCGACGATCACCTCGTTTTCAATGACCGTCGGGTCTTTGACTGCGAAGTCGATGTCCGGA